GCCCTTCCAAAAGCGGTAATCCTTTTCTTATGCTTATGATACCAAAAGAAAGATATTCTGTCAAGAAAGGCGCATCTGAAAATAAAACGGATGTGCTTTTTTGATGCGGAAAACAGAAAGGAGTGGGAAAATGGCAAAAACGTATAATCGGTTGGAAATTGATGTGAACAAAAAGCCGACTGATATTATCACAGCGGTGCAGGCGGATAACAACAGCCGGTATCTTGATGTTTCGCTATTCAATAATGGCGTGCCATTGGATTTGACGGGGCATGAAGTGAAAATTTTTATGGCAAAGCCCGAAGAAAGCGGAGAGATTTGGAACGATGGCGTAATTACAAATGCCAAAGAGGGCAGATGCGAGTTTCTGATGACAACAGAGGCGTTGGCAAGGATGGGGCATTTGCAAGCACAGATTTCCGTTTGGAAGGACAACACAGAGATTTTGTCCACGCAGATATTTGAAATCAACGTGACAAAAACACTGTTAGGGAACAGCTCTATGGAATCCTCGAATGAATACGGCACACTGGTGGTGCTGTTCCAGAATCTGTATGAAGCGCATGACCTCATGGTGGATATGGTTTCCTCTTTTGGCAAGAAAGGAGCAGTTGCGGATGCAAGGAACATTGCTACCTTCTGGCAGGGCGTGGAGTATCTGGCAAAATATATGGATACTGATTTGAAAGGGTTGCTTGAAAAAGCTATTGCTAATTCTTCTGTGCAGGGCGTGCTTGATTTGATTGGGAACACAGGAGATACAGGGAATAGTACGGTAATGGGGAAAGAAAATAAAATGTTAAACGCACTTTCCAACATGATACCTTTGTATAGAGCCGATGATTATTTAGAATACGAATACATTGACACTTTTATTATTTTAAACAATAGTGAAATCAGTTCGACAAAAAGTGTTCAAGAGACTTTGGGGATTTTTCAGCCCCCAGAGGGTTGCGTAAAGGTAGTTGTGACAGCAAATATCAAGGGCTACTATGGAAATGTTTATTTAGACGGTTTATATGGAATGTATAATGTTAGTGCATCAATATCTTCAAATAAAGACCTTACAAGGTATCAAGAATTTACAAAAGAAATTGAGTTTGCGGATACGCTCCCATCGTCTGTTAAGATAACACTTACTGGTGGCACTTCTGGGACAGCATATTGCAATAATGTAACAATTAAAGCATATAGGCTGAAAAGAGTTGTCACAACGGAGTTGCATCAAGCAAATACAATTAAAAATTATGGCAGTGTGGCTAATGGATACTATAAATTTAAACAGTGTCCTAGGCTAGATAGGGTTTTTATCAGTACAGGAGATAATGGGGAGACATTTGAAGTTGAGCATATTCCCTATGTACGCAATGTTACCGCCGGTAACGCTGGCAAGAATTTTAAGGTTTTTTATTAATGTATAAGGAAGGTGTTAGGGATGTATGCAGTTTTAAATGAAGCAAATATTTGTGTAGCAATGTCAAGTAGAAAAGATGTTTATGATAATTTTGTAGAAACAAATGTAGATAGACTTGGCAAGAAATACGAAAATGGGGAATGGATAGAAGTCCCAATCCCCGAACCGCCCCTATCCGAAACCGAACAGGCGATTTTAGACACAGCAATCAATGTAGACTATTTGGTCTGCATGAAGGAACTTGAAATTTGAAAGGAGTAGATATTTATGACATACGCAAGACTGAAAAAGCTGATTAGCAGAGGGGCATACAACAAAGAGGATATGATGAACAAATTAGACGTATTCCTCATGGCGAACCGCATCACGGAGGAGCAGTATCAAGAGTTGGTTGGTATGATGGAGTGATGTTATGATTACCATTCACGAAAAAACGGCAAAGACATTTGACACATTCGGGCTGGGGGCGTTGGTTCCCAGCCATTGTGTTGTGGAGGAAGAATTGAACGGGGCGTATGAGTTGGAGCTGAAGCACCCCTATGACGATGGCGGCAAGTGGAAACGCATTGAACGAGGGCGAATTCTCTGCGCATCCACGCCAAGAGGGATGCAGCCGTTCCGTATTTATTATGTCAAACCAACCATGAAGGAGATTGCGGTCAATGCACGGCATATTTTTTATGATTTACTGGATAACCAGTGCGAACCAATCAGCCACAGCGGTACGGCTACGGCGGCTCTGGCAGCCATGCAGACGGCGTTTGCCTATCCCATGCCATTTTCCTTTGATACGGATATTTCGCTGACAGGGACGCTCGCAACGGGGCGTATGAATCCCGTACAAGCGTTACTGTCGGACGATGACGAAGTAACCTCGTTTGTCAAGGGCTACGGCGGCGAGCTGCTGCGGGATGGCTTTCGGGTATCCGTCAAGGCGGCATTGGGGCAGGACAGGGGCGTTTCCATCCGCTATGGGAAAAACCTTGTCGGGCTTGAGGTCACAGAGGATGAATCCAACGTAAAAACACGCATTGTCTGCTACGGCAAGAACGGCAGTGTAACGCTTGACAGCCCCCATCTGGGCGATTATATCTACCCGAAGATTTATACCCTAGAGGATGAAAATAAGACGCTCTCCGAGGTGCAGGCAGAGGGACAAAAGCTGTTGGACGAAGGTTGCGACATTCCAAGCATCAACATCAAGGTGGACTTTGTGGCACTGGAAAAGACGGTGGAATATCGGGAGTATGCCGTTCTGGAAGAAGTCTTTTTGGGGGATATGGTAACGGTTATCAATACCAAAATGGGATTTCGGAAACGGGCGAAGGTTATATCGTATGAATGGGATTGTTTGCTTGAGCAGTACAACGATGTGGAATTGGGGGATTTCATTCCCACGCTTGCGGCATCCGTTACCAGTGGCGTGAAAAGCGGTTCGCTTGCGTCCTCTGCGGCAGTCGGGACAGCGGCGGTCATGGCGGCATTGCAGGCGCATTTGAATGATACGAACAATCCGCACCATGTCACAGCGGCGCAGGTGCAGGGATAAGGAGGGGGAGAAGAATAATGGAAAATATTGAAAAAATGGTGCAGGAGGCACTGGACAGCACCAAGTCCGCACACAAGCGCATTGACCGCATGGAGAAGCGGCAGGACAACCTTGACGGATTGACGAAGGCGTTTTCGGTTCTGCAAAACGAGCAGGAGCATATCAAAACGGATGTCGGAGAAATCAAGGACGATGTGAAGCAGCTGGTCTCCAAGCCTGCAAAGCGTTGGGACGGGCTGATTGATAAGGCGATTGCGGTGGTTGTCGGTGCGGCAATCGGGTTTCTGCTGAATGGCGGCGGTTTATGATGAAAAAACGCAGACGAATTCGTTTTAAAATCAATAACGATACCATGACAACGATTGTGGTTTTGTCCCTATCGTTTTGTGTGTGCGTTGTTATTGTGGGTATTATCTTGGCGTGCTTCTGCGTTGACATTTCATCCATCGTATCGTCTGCGCTGTTGCTGTTCGGTACGGAATTGGGTATCTGCGGGCTGATGAAGCTGTACGATAAAGGCGTGGAGCAGGCAGAACGCAGGGCAGAGGAACGTAGGAAAAGAAGAATGAGAGTAAAGCAAGCGGAATGGGAGTACAAGGAGGAATTGAGAGAAAATGAAAATGAATGAAGCGGCAAAAATCACAGTTCAAAATCTGCTGACAGTGAAATCCATCGTAACGATTATGCTTACGGTGGTTTTTTCTTATCTGGCAGTGGTGGGGCGTATCAGCGGAGAACAGTTTTTGACGATTTTCTCTGTGGTAGTGGCGTTCTACTTCGGGACGCAGTATCAGAAGGGGAAGGAAGGTGTAGAGGAGGGGGAATGAAAAAAGACCGCGAGGGGCGGTCTTAAAGATATGATTTGATTAAATCACTTCCCCAGAGTCATTTAGGATAAGAGTACCTTCAAAAGTGCAATCCAAAGCCTGAGCGATTTGTAGAATTTCTTTTTCGGAAAAATTATCTCGTTTGAATTTATTAGTTAAATTTTGGCGAGAAGTTCCGATTTTTTCTGCAAGTTCTGTGGTAGTAATATTGCGACGCTTTAAGACAATCTTTATCTTTTCTCCCATAGAGATTGGCATAAAATCACTTCCTTTCTATAATGATAATACATTAAATAGTTTCTAAAGTCAAATATTTTTTGCGAAATACATTAAAAAGTTGCAACAAATAGTTGACAAAAGACACTTTATAGTGTATTATATAGACATAGAAAGGAGGTGACGCGTTGGAGGACAAAATAAAAGAGCTAATCAAGCTGGTGGAACAACTTGAAAAGCTCATGATTAGGATAATCTCATTAGTCGGATGGGTTTTAATCCTAATCAAAATCATTACATAGAGGGAGGGGCGAAAGCCCCAACCTTCTATCAGTAATAATACATGAAAAACTCCAACGGTGCAATATGAAAAAAGATATTTTTAAGTTAATGGTGCATTTTATCTTTTTGATGGGCTTGGTTTTGGCACTGGTAACTTTGGTAAGCAAGATGATTTAAAGGGAGGTTTTAATATGCTGATAAAATTTGATGAAAAATATTTGACAATATCCTCTGAAATAACAAATTATGCAAAGCGTGAGGAAATGGAAAAAATTCAGCAGCTTTGCGGTGAAATTGTTGAAGTGATTAAGAGCGTTCGAGAAAGAAGGGTTGTGAAAGTATGAATAATTTACAGGTTTTTAACTACAACGGCAACGAGGTCAGAACCATACAGAAGGACGGCGAGCCTTGGTGGGTGCTGAAAGATGTATGCAATGTATTGGATTTATCGGATACAAATAAGACAGCGGAAAGGTTGGACGTTGATGAGCTGACCCGAATCAAATTCGTGACAGGTGGTCAGAACAGAGAAATGCTTTGTATCAACGAAAGCGGCTTATACAACGTCATTCTCCGCAGTGATAA